GGACGTGGACAAATGAATAGCGTCCAAGCGGCAAGAACACGCAAGACTATTTTCTGGCGTGACTATCGGGAATTGTTCCTTGACCAATTGCGGCAGGATATCCAGCAGTTTAGTAAGTACTGCAAGAAGAAGGGTATTCAGGCTTGTGTTAGGCTCAATGGGACTAGTGATATTCGGTGGGAAAACTATCTGGATATGGAAGGTGAGTTTCCAGAAGTACAATTCTATGACTACACCAAAGACGCCAAGCGTTTGTCTAAACCATTGCCAAGTAATTACCACTTGACCTTATCCTATAGTGAGGCTAGTGTTAGGTATCAAGATATGGTGCTAGATGCAATGGGTAATGGTGCTAACATGGCGGTAGTGTTTAGAGACAAGGACAAGATGCCCAAGACTTTCAAGGGTTATCCTGTCATTGATGGGGACAAGGATGATCTACGCTTTCTTGATCCTTCTAATGTAGTGGTGGGTCTGTATGCCAAGGGTAAGGCAAAGCAGGACACTAGTGGTTTTGTAATTGACTAGGGAGTAATGACAATGCAACAATTAACGCAAGACCAATACGCAATCTTTGACAAGGTGGCAACGATTGCGCTTGACCAAGTAGAAATCTATCCTCAATTAGATGAATGGGTGGAAGCATGGCACGGTGATGATGAATACGATATTAACATCTTTGTCAATTCTCAAGGCGAGGTATGTGCTACCGTGTATCAGGTACAGGCAGGTAATACCTTAACATATGATGACACTAAATGTTGGAGACTTTGGTAATGACTAACGAAAAACTAGAAGAAGAATATCTGGAACAAAAGATCGTAACTAATTTTCACAACGAAAGGCACGAGAACAGGGATATGTATATAGACACGGAGTGGGAAACACTGGCGCAAAACTGGAAGGATTTATCGTTCCGATGGCAAGAACACGCTAAAAAGTGTCGGCGAAATGCCTTTACCTTTATAGAAGAAATCTCCAAGGATGAATTGAAATTCATTGAGCAGTTTTCTAAGGAATTAGAAGGGGGATCATGGGAAGATGAAGACGGGGAAGATGTAGTCAGTACTGATCAGGTAAAAGATTTCCTTGACGCAATGCAGATGCGTATGTATAAACGACTAGGCTATGCAATAATGAAGAAGGATGAAGACGATGACTAGGGTAAGCGTGTTTGAAGTTATCAAAACCTTGGCTATAGATGACTTGGCTTTGATCGAAGAGTTCCAAGAGAAACTAGACCAATGGCCTTTTGATAATGAGGATGATAGACTATTCGTCAAGAGTTTTGTTGATGAGATAGAAGCAATTGAACATAAGAAAATTGCATGGGTAGAACGTATGGAAGAGGAGCGAGGTAATGGCTAACATAACACTAGGGTTCAATGACTTTATCTATCTATCCATGTATCAGGATGATGATACTGGCGTGGTGGAGATAGTACCGATCCGCATTAGCGATGGGTCTATGATTGGTGAGCCTGTTATCTTTGATAATGCGGTAGAGTTAGCGCATATCATAGCAGGTTGTATGGATGGGGACTTCAAGGTCTTTGAGAATAGGTTTAACTTTGAATGGGAAGAGGAAGCAAATGACAATACACCACACTAAGAAACCTGAACAAGTCTATCTATTGGCGGCTGAATATGACGTGCATACTATGTATGATAGTGAAGACTTGATCTTTTATCTGGCGCACGTCTATAAAAAACTTGACCAATGCGGTAAGTTTGTGCTAGGTAATTATCCTAAAGAACTATTTGAGGAGACTGACTATGAGGTTTGAGGATTGGGAAAAGAAAAGACAAGCAGAAGACAAGGCTCGTGCTAAACTAGCCAAGGTCTTGACACCAGAGCAGAAGGCTTGTCTCCAAGAATTGGATGACACTCTTAGTGACGTGGTGCAAACTATCCATGAGTGTAGTGACCTATGGATGTCACAAGTAAACAAACTTGATACGCTTATGTATCGTGTTAAACAATTAGTATGGGATGGTAGTGATGCTAAGTAGTGTTGACTTGCTACATCAACAGGTATTAAAGCAGATGCTAGATGAATTACCTGTTGACCAGCATGACATGACTGTAGTAGAATGGTTGAGAATGAAGTTAAAACTGTACGAAAGAAAGGCTAAGTTCAATGAACATATTTTATCTGAGTGAGTGGGCTAACGAAGCGGCTATGATGCACTGTGATAAACACGTCAATGGCATGATCAGAGAGACAGTCCAGATGATGTCAACAGCACACCGTGTACTGGACGGTGATGAATGGGCTGACAAGATGGGTCTAGTCAAGACAACACACGTCAACCATCCTTCAACAGTTTGGACACGCTCAGACGTGGACAACTATACGTGGATGCTGGAACTACTAGTCAACCTATGTCACGAGAAGCGTAGACGCTGGCCTAAGAACAAGCCTCATGTGTATGAAGGGCTTATCCATGCGTTGTCCATTGTGCCAGATAACATTGGAGATGGTAACCACACAGCACCACCACAATGTATGCCTGACGAATACAAGTGTGACAACACAGTACAGGCATACCGTAACTATTATCATGGCGAGAAGCCATTCGCAGTATGGAAATACACAGATGCACCATCATGGTGGAAGGGATATAGATATTATGAAGCGTAATAAGTTTGACGATGCGTATGTAATCGGGTATAGTAATGGGTATCATCATGATGGATACATGAATGAGTACGACAAGGAGAAGCAACCGCAGTACCGTGCTAAGTATCGCAATGGATACATGGATGGTGAGCGTATGCGAGTGATGGAGAATAAAGAATGAGTATGGGATTTAAGCCGTGTATGTGTTGCAGTTCTGAAGCAGAAGCATTGTATGCAGTAGATGGTATGATTGAGTACTACTGTCCTGAATGTCAGACGCAATGGGCTGAAGAACCAGAAGCAGATTACTACACTGGTCAACAGTATTTCAATTGGCAATATTATGGAGAGGAGTAGAGAGATAGATATATTATTCTTTGTAGTAGTAGTCGTCTACTTTACTACCTTTCTTATCGGTCAACTGGTAGGACAGGACAATGTAGTAGGACTACTAACCCTAATGATGATTCTAATAATGTTAGCATCATCCCTTTACGTTAGTTTTATATATGTATTTTAGGGGGTCTCTCTATGAGTGGTACTTTAGAAAATCAACTACAACTAGAAGCGGATATGATGACGGGTGGTATCACACGTTACCGCAAGAACATGGACAAAGCCATAGCGTCCAACAGAGAGTCTCAAACTCTCCACGGTAGGGTGATAGTATCACGCATCGTAGAGGCTGTCAGTGAAGGCGTGAAGGCCATACAACAGCATCCTAAATCTAACCGTGACATCACTCACAGATTGATTAAGAATATGGATGCAGATGCAGTAGCATATCTAGCCTGTGTCTCACTAGTGGATAGCCTGTCAAAGAAGACAGTACTTCTCCACGTTGCAAGGACTATTGGTTCTAACATTGAGATTCAGGACAGGCTTGACAGATGGATTGCCAGTGAGGGTAGCGTTGCCACCAACACAATCAAGCAAGCCATGAAGAAAGCCTATGGTGCTAGACGCTACGGCTTGACTAACAAGATGAACAAGGATGGATACAAGGATACTGAATGGGATAAGACTGAGCGTATCCACGTTGGACTACGGATGATTGACATCATCATTAGGGAGACAGGGATCATTCACATCCACCCTGAAGTGGTCTCAAAGAACAAGACAGTGAACCATGTAAGGGCTACTAAGAGTACTGAGGATTGGGTCAAGGCGTTCAATGAATTTGCTGAGACAGCCAAGCCAAGGTATGCACCGTGCATCATCGTCCCTAAGGACTGGACTGATGTGACTGGTGGTGGCTATCATGGTCAGGTTATAGATGAACTACCAATAGTGAGGCGTAAATGAGTTTGAAAGCACACCTACATAGACTGAGAGATGCAGACTTATCTGAAGAGTTTGCCTGTCTCAATGCTCTGCAACACACAGCGTGGACTATCAACAAGCCTGTGCTTGCGGTGGCAAGAGAACTGTGGAACAGTGGTCAGGCATGGGCTGGACTACCAGCAAGGGATGATCTACCCTTACCTGAGTATCCGTTTGACAAAGACCCTAAACAATTATCAGAGGAACAGTATGAGCAGTTTCGTTTGTGGTCTCGCAAGCGTAACGACATCTATTCCCACAACAACAAGACAGTGAGCAAGCGTATTCAGGTTGAGCGTACCCTTCAGGTGGCTGAAGAATATGCAGGGTACTCTGACTTCTACTATGTGTGGCAGAATGATTTCCGTTCACGCAAGTACGCAAGCAGTACGTTCCTATCACCTCAAGCGGCTGATTGGAGTAAGGCTTTCCTTATCTTCAAGCATCCTCAACCAATCAACAATTGGGATGATGCACGTTGGCTGTGTATCCACGGGGCTAACCTGTTTGGTAACGATAAGGTAACGCTGAATGAACGTGAGATGTGGGCATGGGATTATGCTGACACAGCCAAGCAAATTGCTCATGATCCGTACAATAATCTTGATTGGTTGGAAGCAGACAAACCCTTCCAGTTTCTAGCGTGGTGTTTTGAAATGGCTGGTCTTGTTAGACAGGGCTGGGGTTTCATGTCACACCTACCTGTGTCTGCTGATGGTTCATGCAATGGGTTGCAGCATCTGTCTGCTATCCTGAGGGATGAGCGTGGTGGGTATGCAACAAACCTGATACCGAACAACGTACCACAGGACATCTACTCACAGGTAGCAGACGAGGCGGTTGAGAAACTCAAGGCTGATGGTTCTGAACTGGCACGGAAATGCTTGGCCTTTGGTGTTGACAGGAAACTAACCAAGCGTCCAGTCATGATCGTACCCTACTCAGGCACACGTCACGCTTGTCGCTCCTACATTCAGGAAGCGATGAAGGATAAGATTGATGCGGGTGCTGAGAACATCTTCAATGACGATTGCTTTGAGGCTAGTTCTTTCCTTGCTAATTTTATCTGGGAATCTATTTCAGATGTGATCCAGTCAGCGTCTAAGGTTATGGCCTACGTCAAGGACATCTCCGAAGCATACGCTGAAGCAAAGAAACATATGGAATGGATCACACCCACGGGGTGGGTTGTCCTTCAACAGTACAATGAGACTGAGAAGAAGAGGATTAAGACACACCTCAATGGTGAGATACTTAAACTTTCTTATTTACAAGACAAGAAGAATACTGTAAATAAGAGAAGAACAGGTCTTGGCAGTAGCCCTAACTTTATTCACAGTTTGGATGCCGCCGCCATGACAAAGACTATTAACAAAGCCAAGCAACATGGACTGTATGACTTCGCAATGGTGCATGATAGTTATGGTACACACA